ATGCTGCAAACTCAGTATTTTATGCACCAGCGCAATTTGGTGTAACTGCAAATGCCGCAAATAGGACTGCATTATATGGTAATGTCAGCGTGAGCGGGATCGTAACTGGTAAATCAGTTGGACAATTTGCCGTTGACACTACAGAAGTAGGAATTGATTCTGGTGGAGTAATTCAAGGAATTGTAATTACTACTGGTAGTGGATATACAGCAAATGCAGTTGTTACTTTAACTGCTGTTAATGGTGGTGCCTCTGCCGTTGCCAATGCTACTGCGAATTCAATTGGTAAAGTTAGTGCATTAAATGTATCTACTGCTGGAAGTGCTTATAAATTACCTCCATCAGTTTCCATTGCCGCACCTGCAAATACTACATTTAATAGTAATTCCGCAGTAACAGCCGGTCTAAATGGTGGCGCGAATAGCGTAATTACTATTTCTTCTGCTGCATTCTTCGCTGCGGATGATAGAGTTAAATATGAATGTAGTGCTACTAATACTGCAATTTCAGGATTAACAAGTGGGAATTATTATTATATCCAATTTGCTAATTCAACTGTTGTGGCTTTAACCGAAACTAAAGCTGGCGATCGTATTACATTAACCAAGGGTTTAACACAAACTGGACATGCCCTACAAGGCGTTCAGGCTACCGGGGCTGTTGCTGTTGGTGGTGGTAAAAATACCGGCGTAGCGCATTCTGGCTGGGTTTTACGTAGTGTTGGAACGGGTAATAGGGCTGGACGGGTTCAAACAGAAGTATTAGTTGCCATGGGAACAATTGCTAGTGATGGTTCTGACGATACTATATATCCTGATACCTAATAATTAATCATAAGGATATAGTATGCCAAAAATTACGGAATTATCTACAGCAAATTCAGTATTAAATTCTGATTATTTAGTAATGGTTACTAATCCTGATACTTTGGCGGTCACAAAAAAAGTGACCGTCAATAATTTTTTTAGTAATGTAGATATATTGACAGTTAATAATTTTATCATTACAAATAATACTACACCAAGCAATAGTAGTATTACTATTACTAAAGGTAAAATGTTTTATGATGCTAATTATCTTTACTTATCAACAGCAAATAATACATTACGAAGAATTCCTCTAGATACATTTTAATAGAGACTATTATGAACAATAATTTACACGATGAAATATTAACTAATGATAATTATCTATTATATGCAGCAAGAAATTATGAAAATATTAATTCTATGGGAACTAAAGAGTTCTATGAGGATTTAGAGAGAATAATTTATATTAAACGAATTTTTAATAAATATTTAAGAACTGAGGAATTACACTACAGATTAATATTAAACCATTTAACTGTATTGTATAACGTCTTCAATAAAACGGCACTCAATAGAATATTGTTTCTGAAATTAGATAAATACCATTCAATCCTAAAACCATTTTTAGTGATGTTAAACACACTACCGGAAGTTATAATTAATATAAATAATAATAATATTTATATTAACGATATAGAAATGGATGAAGGAGTAATTAGGGTTCTTAGGACGATTAAAAGATGAATAATAGTAGATCAGTAGAAAATACATTAAGAGTGAATGGAATCATTAAAAATCCACTTTATAATGATAGAATAGATTTAAATAATGTCTATTCATATGAATTATTAAGTAAATTATTAGTCCCATTTAAAGATTGGCCAGCGTATCAATGCAAAATTATTGATGAAAATGGAAATATTTTAATTTCTAGAAAACATATGGATAGAAATCATTTAAAGTATTTTACTCAATTTGACATGATTGTATTAAAAATTAAAAAATCTCTAGAGAAAAATAATTCAGAAATGTTCATGAATAAAAATTTACCTCTACATACTAAAACATCTTTATTAGTTCAAGAATCCGAAGTTCCTGTAAATGTTACTGGTCCTGCTATAGCACAGAAAGATATACTTCTATCTGTTTCTTTATTGTCTCGTATAAAAAATAGGAAAATAAAGAAAAAGGATAAGGAAGATGGACGAATTACTACGAGCAGCTAAAAATATATTAGGAACGGTAGCTCCAACTATAGCCACGGCATTAGGCGGTCCATTAGCCGGAATGGCTGTGAGATCATTAGCCGGAGTATTAGGATTAAGTGAAGATACTCCCGAAGACAAAGTATATGAAGAAATCGCTAAGGCTAATCCAGAAACTTTATTAAAACTAAAAGAATTAGAAACTAATTTCAAATTGCAAATGAAACAATTGGAAATTGATGTTATTTCTCTAGATACTAATGATAGAAGTAATGCTAGAAGCAGAGAAATAAATACTCAGGATAATACTAATAAATATTTAGCATATTTTATATTAATAGTATATGCCTTTATCCAAATATGGTTAGTAGTATCAGGACAAACACTACCTGCTGAGATGCGGGAAATTATTATGAGAACGTTAGGAACTTTGGATGCTATTATAGGTGTTATTTTTAGTTATTATTTTGGATCAAGTAATGGATCATTTATGAAAACGAAACAAATAGATGTTCTAATAGGGGATAAAAAATAATGGATAAGGAAATTCCCAATAATTTACATGCCCGCCTAGCTATCATTGAAAAGGAGCAGGCACAATTAGTAGGGTTTTTCACCAGATTAGAAAATACTATGGATAGACTTTCTTTAGTATTAGCATCACTAAAAGAAACTATTGTTATGCATGATTTTAAATTAGTAAATCAGGAAAAATCAGAAATCCATGACACTGAAAATGTTAAAGAAATTGCAAAAAGAGTAACTAGCTTAGAACAATTTAAATGGTATGCAACAGGTATTTTAGCAGTATTGATGTTTATCATGCCTCTAGTATATAAATTTCTACTAAAACTATAGTTGTTGACAGATTAACCGACATACGATATAATACTCTCTCCTTATAGTTCAATTGGGAGAGAGTATGAGTATATGGTTAGATAAAAAATATGTAAATTTAAATAGTTCGGCATTAAGAAATTTTAGATGGAAATCTAATAATCTAGCTAATTGTTCATGTCCAATATGTGGAGATAGTTCAACTAATAAATTAAAGGCTAGATGTTATTTCTTTGAGAAAGGTAGTTCATATTTTCTCTATTGTCATAACTGTAGTGCAAGTATGTCCTTCAAGAATTTCCTAAAACAATACAATACTACACTCTATGATGAGTATTGTCAGGAATTATTTCTAGAAATTACAACAGAAGTTCATAGAAATAATACTAAACTTCCAGATGTTGTGATGAGTAAACCAAAATTTATTGGTGTTGATACCATCATGAATGGTTTAAAGAAAATCTCACAATTGAAACATAACCATTCAGCTAAATTATATGTAGAAAATAGAAAAATTCCCACACAATATCATCATAAATTATATTATGCTCCTAAATTTAGAGAATGGATTAATACTTTACTCCCAGATAAATTTAGTCTTAATAGTGATGAACCGAGATTGGTAATTCCATTCTTCAATAAAAAGAAAGAAGTGTTTGTTGTCCAGGGTAGAGCATTCAATCCTAAGATAGAACCAAAATATTTTTCGATAGTTATTAATGAAGATTATCCTAAAATATTTGGTCTTGATACAATTAATTTCAATAAAGAATATTATATAACCGAGGGTCCATTTGACTCTATGTTTATAAATAATTCTATTGCAATGGGTGGATCGGATTTTGTATTCAATGACAATATACTTCCAAATTTATATACTAATGGAATTGTAATATATGATAATGAACCACGCAATAAAGAGATTGTTCATAAAATAGAAAATTGTATAAAACGTGGTGTAAAAGTGGTAATCTGGCCGGATAGTCTAAAACATAAAGACATAAATGATATGGTGATGATGTCAGGTATGAGTGAGAGTGATATTAAAATAATAATTAAGAATAATATTCATTCATCATTAGATGGATTACTTAGATTGAAATATTGGAGAAAATGTTAGATGATATACTTATATAATGAATTAGGTGAAGATCATCCCTTAGAAATCACCAGAGAAGAAATATTGAAAACATATTGGCCGTGGTGGAGTAAAAGAATGATAGAAAAATTTGGGCCAGATCATGAATGGATTACAGAAGATATATGTATAGATGATTGGGTTGTTGTAAATTGGGCATGGGAGAAACCAGAAAATAATGATTGATAAAAATAAAAAATATAAAGATTATAGTGATTATGTTTCAGTAGAATTAATCGCAATGACGGAACCTAGAAAAATCAATCCTCTAACAAATTGTCGATTGACACCAGAGGAATTTCTGGCGTATACTGCTAGAGTATCGAATCCTAGCAATCAAATGAATACTCTCACGACTGAGAAATTGCTTAATTATTGTATCAAAAATAAACATTGGTCAGTATTCGAGATTGTTTCTTTATGTTTTGAAATCAATACCACCAGAGATATTGGTAGGCAAATTCTAAGACATAAAACGATGTCATTTCAGGAATTTTCTGGAAGATATGCAGATAATACATCTGAATTAGGATTCATATCAAGAGAAGCCAGACTTCAAGATTCAAAAAATCGTCAAAGTTCAATTGAAATTAGTGAAGATGATGAAGTATCCAGAGAATGGTATAATATGCAAGTTGAAGTAATTGAATTCAGTAAAGCTAGATATGATAAAGCTATTAAAATGGGTATAGCAAAGGAACAGGCTAGATCAGTTCTACCAGAAGGTAATACTTTAACTAGAATGTATATGACAGGCAATCTTAGATCGTTTATACATTATACTGATGTTCGTAGTGAGTATTCAACACAAAAAGAACATCGTCTAGTATCTGATGCAATAAAAATTGAATTGAAAAAAGAATTCTCATTTATTCAGTAATAATAGATAATCTACATTAAAAATAGTAATAGGAAAATAAATGATTAAAATTGATAAAACTCGTGATAATTTATTTGATGAATTGGGAATTACTAGACTTAAAGAGTCCTACATGCGACCAGAGGAAACCTCACCCCAGGAACGGTTTGCATACGTTTCACAGAAATTTGGTAGTAATCCAGAACATGCACAAAGATTATATGATTATAGTTCTAAACATTGGTTATCATACGCAACACCAGTGTTATCATATGGAAGAACTAAAAATGGACTTCCTATAAGTTGCTTTGCGGGGGATACCTGGATTTCTGTAAAATCATGTGGCGCCAAAGAAATACAAAATATTTCTATTGGTGATGAAGTTCTAACTCATGAAGGTAGATGGAAACCTGTAATTAATATTAAAAAATCACATTCTAATGAGTTATATAATTTAAAGATTGAAGGTAGAGGAACTTTGTTAAAAGTGACTGGAAATCATAGATTATTAACTAATTTTGGTTGGTGTAGAGTTGATGAATTGACTATGGACCATCTAATAGCTACTAATTCTTATTATGAAGATATAGAAAAAGAATATGTGATTGAAAATATTAATGGAGGATTTAATTTAAATTCTGGTGGAGGTAAATTTCAATTAAATAAATTGAAAGAAAATATTCATATAACGAATGATTTAGCCTGGGCATTAGGATTATGGTTTGCAGAAGGATCAACCAATAGAAATGGATCAGTCACAATAACTATGAATGTTAATGAAGTTGAACATATTGAAAAATGGAAAAAAATTATTTCTGAGTCCTTTGGATTAAATAACATTTCTCCTGCAACTATTACCAATATAAAACGAACTAATACTGGTATAGGTAGAGAACATAGTTGGGCAGATGGAAAAATTAATAGTAAAATATTAATGTCGTGGTTCGATAATTCTTTTGGTAAAGGATGTAAAGAAAAAATTATTCCACAGTGGATTTTAGAATTACCTAAAGAACAATTACAACATTTTTGGGATGGGTGCTATTTAGGTGATGGATATAAAACGACTTATCGTAAAATGATAACGATGAGCAATCCAATGTTAATAACACAATTATATCATATTATGTTAAAATTAAATAATAAAAATATAGCCTTACATATTCAAAGAAAAGAATTATTATGGCTACAGAGAAAAGATAAATTTGCTATCACTGCAAGTTTAGGAATTTATAATAATGATTTAGGAGTAGAATTTCATAAGCATATTTATAGAAAAATTAAAATTTTAGAAAAAATTGAAAACTATTCTACAGATGTATATGACATTACTGTAAAGGATGACGAATCTTTCACTGTAAGTGGAATAATCGCACATAACTGCTATCTGCCCTATTTGCACGACAGTAAGGAAGGGTTAGTAGATACATTATCAGAAACTAATTGGTTATCAATGCTTGGTGGTGGTGTTGGAATTGGTTTTGATATTAGATCAGCAGATGAATTGTCTGTTGGTATTATGCCACATCTTAAAATTTATGATGCTGCAACATTAGCATATAAACAAGGCACTAGCAGACGTGGATCATTTGCAACATATTTAAATATTGATCATCCTGATATTGAAATGTTTATTGATATGCGTAAAGCAACAGGTGATCCCCGAATGCGGGCACCTAATATTCATCATGGCATTAATATTACTGATGATTTCATGAAAATTATTGAAAATTGTATGAAATATGAAAATTATGATGATTCCTGGCAATTGAGGGACCCTAATGGAAAAGTGAAAAATACTATTTCTGCTAGACAATTATGGCAGAAAATTATGACTACTAGAATTGATACTGGCGAACCATATCTTCATTTTATTGATACTGCTAATAAAGGTTTACCATATTGGTTAAAAGATAGAGGATTGAAAATTCAACAGTCGAATCTTTGTAGCGAAATAGAATTGCCCACTAATAAAGATAGAACAGCAGTATGTTGCCTATCATCAGTAGGATTAGAATATTTTGATGAATGGAAAGATAATGAATTATTCATTTCTGATATTATGGAAATGTTAGATAACGTATTACAGACATTCATTGATGATGCACCACAGGCAATTTCTAGAGCAATTTATTCTGCTACTAGAGAAAGATCAGTTGGTTTAGGTGCATTAGGATTTCATGCATATCTACAAAAAAATAATATTGCATTTGAAAGTCTAGCAGCGATTAATATTAATAATCTAATGTTCAAACATATTAGGGAACAATGTGATGTTGCTAATAAAAGATTAGGTAAGGAACGCGGCGAAGCCCCAGATGCAGAGGGAACAGGTAATAGACTATCACATGTAATGAGTGTTGCTCCTAATGCATCTACATCTATTATTATGGGTAATACCTCACCATCTATCGAACCATTTTCAGCTAATGCATACAGACAAGATACTTTATCTGGTGCGGGATTAAATAAAAATAAATTTCTAAATAAAATTCTAGTGAAAAAATGTGCGGAATTGAATTTAGATATTGAGGATATGTGGAGAAATATTGCATCTAATAATGGATCAGTTCAACATCTAAGTTTTCTAACAAAACATCAGAAAAATGTATTTAAAACCGCCATGGAACTTGATCAGAATTGGATTATTCTATTAGCAGCAATGAGACAAAAATATATTGATCAGGGACAATCTATTAATATATTTCTACCACCAAATGTGAAGATACCAAAATTACATAATACACATTTTCTGGCCTGGAAATTTGGTATCAAATCATTGTATTATTGTAGAAGTGAAAAATTAAAAAGAGCAGATAATCTATCTGAACAAATCGAGAGAAATGTAATTGAAGAAATTCCAGAATTACAAATGAATAATGATGAAAACGAATGCATCCAATGTGAGGGCTAATTGATATGAGTAAAATTAAACTAACAGATAAAAGAAATTATTTTAAACCATTTTCATACCCATGGGCGTATGATGCGTTTCTAGAATCAGAACAATCACATTGGCTTCACACGGAAGTTTCTATGATTGACGATGTTAAAGATTGGAATAATAAATTAAATGATAATGAAAGATATTTTTTAACACAAATCTTTCGTTTCTTTACGCAAGGGGATTGTTTTTCGTCTGATACAGAAATTTTAACATCTAAAGGGTGGAAAAATTTTTCAGAAATAACATATTCTGATAAAGTGGCACAATACACTATTGATGGAAATATTGAATTTGTATTTCCTTTAAATATTATTAATAAACAATATAATGGAGGAATGATTCGATTTTCTGCGGATAAAGTGGATGTAAATCATTTAATTACTCCTGGTCATAATGTGGTTTATTCATATAAAAATATATTAAAAAAAGAAACTGCAAAAAATATTAAATTATATCAAAGAAAACAATTAAAAACGGCAGGTAAAATTATTGGGGATCATAAAATTCTTACCCCATTAGAACGAATTTGGATAGCGTTTCAAGCTGATGGAAATTTACATAAAGACGTGAATGGTAGCAATTTAGGTTATATCCCACATAGATTTACATTCTCAAAAGAAAGAAAAATTAATAGATTTAGACAATTATTAGATGAATCTAATTTAAAATACAATGAATATATTGAAGATAGGTTAACTGGACCTATGACAACTTTTTATGTTAAATCAGATATTAAAATGTGCAAAGAATTTTCTTGGATAGATTTAGAAAATCTAAATTATACTTGGTGTCAGGATTTTTGTGAAGAAGTAGTGTTTTGGGATGGACATACTGATAAACATAAAAATAGATATTATTATAATACTAATATTGACGCAGCAAATAAAGTGTATTCAGTTGCATGTTTAGGTGGATATGGAGCTTCTATAAAAATAAAAAAAGATGATAGAGAAGAAAGATATAAAGATATTTATAAAGTTACTATAGGTAAATTAGGATATCAAGATTGTCAACATGTTAATAAAACTGAAGAACAATATGATGGAATGGTTCATTGTGTAACTGTCCCATCAGGAATGATTTTAGTTAGATCAAACGGATATAGTTTAATTTCTGGAAATTGTGACGTTTCAGAGGGATATGTAACAAAATATCTTCCGTATTTTCCCCAACCAGAAGTTAGAATGATGTTATTATCCTTTGCCAATAGAGAGTCAATTCACATTGCAGGATATTCACATCTAATTGAAAGTCTTGGTATGCCAGAAACAACATACCAAGAATTTGATCAATATAAAGAAATGGCCGATAAACATGATTTCTTTGAAAATATTGCATCATCTGATGAAAATTCATTAGCACAACAAATTGCAGCATTTTCAGCATTTACCGAAGGTGTTCAGTTATTCAGTAGCTTTGTTATGTTGCTTAATTTTCAACGTAATGGTATGATGAAGGGAATGGGACAAATTATCGTATGGAGCATTGTTGACGAATCGCATCATTGTGATAATATGATTAAATTGTTCCGTGCCTTCATTGAGGAAAATAGACATATTTGGAAAGATAAACTGAAATCTGAAATTTATAGTATGGCAACTAAAATTGTTGAATTAGAAGATAACTTCATTGATCTTGCATTCAAAATGGGACCAATGAAAAATTTAACCGCAGATGAAGTTAAACAATATATTCGTTATATCTGTGATAGACGATTAATCTCACTAGGACTAAAAGGAATATTCAAAATTAAGAAAAATCCACTACCCTGGGTAGAGTATATGATTAACGTTAAAACCCACGGTAACTTTTTTGAAAGCAACAACACAGATTATTCTAAAGGTGCCCTGGAAGGATCATGGGGAGACGTATGGAAATAAATTATACTATTATGGAGATTAAATAATGAAAACATTTAAACCTATGCTTGCATATAGTGGTGATTTGGAAATTTTTGAAAAATTTAAATTATAATAAAATTATATCATATAGTTGCAATAGATGGGGTAATGGAGTAGGATATTCTAAATCGGGATTTATTGATTTAGGAATAACACCAGTATCATATTATTATTTTAAACCAACAGAAAATAATAAAAGATACCATAGGACACAATTTCAAAAACATAAAATATCCAATGAAACTAATAAACATTTAACTGAATTTCAAATAATGAAAGAAAATGGATATATGAGAATTTATGATTGCGGAAATACTAAATGGGAATATAATAATGAAAATAGATAAAAGAACAATCAAATCTAATTTAAAATTAGAACATAAACAATATGAAGTATTTAGAAGTCCACTATATGTTTATAAAAAATTAATAGATAATTACCCGGAATATTTTTCAGGAAGAATATTGGACCCATCAGCGGGTGATGGTAGAATGATTAAATATATTATGGAAAATAAATCTAATATCAACAATCATAAAATAATTGACATTAGAGTTGAAGAATACGATAATTGGAATAATAATGGGATTTTAAATATTTTAGGTAAAAATAATTGTATAATTGGAGATTTTTTACAGGAAGAAATACAAGAAAAATATAATTCTATTATAACAAATCCTCCTTTTAGTCTTGCTTGTCATTTTGTAGAAAAAGGATTATTATATTCAGATAGGGTTATTATTTTACAAAAATCTTCTTGGATAGGCACACAAAAACGAACTATTTGGTTTAATAATTTAAAAAAATTAAAACAAATTTTAGTAATTCCAAATAGACCTAAATGGGAGTTAGATGGGATGGATAATATAAATTTTGATAATAGTGAGTATTTTTGGTATATTTTTGAAAATGATTATAATGGTCCAGTAATTTTAGATTGGTTAATATAATTAAAAATATGGAGAATGTGTAATGGTAAAACCAATGTTAGCCTATAGTGGTGATATAGAGATTTTTGAAACCCTCTTAAAGAGAGATGGATTTCTATTTGTAAGTCCAAAAATTGATGGTATTCGGGCGCTAATAACAGAAGATGGAGTATTATCCCGCTCACTAAAACCAATTCGGAACAGAATGGTTCAACAAAAATTTAATTTTAAAGAATTGATTGGATATGATGGAGAATTAATTACTGGAAATCTAACCGATCCAAATGTCTTCAATAAAACTACATCAAATGTAATGTCTTTTGATGGTGAAGAACATACTACATTTTATATTTTCGATAATTTTAAATTATTAGATTATAAATTTTTAGATAGAATGTATTTTATTAATAATGACGATAATCTAAAAATTAAAACAAATGTATCAATTCTTCCCAATAAAATAATTTACTCAATAGATGAATTAAACGCTCTTGAAGTTTATTATACTGAATTAGGCTATGAAGGTGTAATGGTAAGAAGTCCTCATTCACATTATAAATATGGCCGATCTACAGCTAAGGAAGGTGGATTGGGTAAACTAAAACGATTTGTAGATTCTGAGGCAGTAATTCTATCCATGGAATGTAAATATCATAATGATAATCCATCGTTTACTAATGAATTAGGTAGAACAGCTAGATCATCCGCGCAGGCAGACCTAGTGCCAATGGATACTATGGGAGTTCTACATGTAAGAGATATTCATAATGGTCTAGAATTTGGTCTAGGGACTGGATTTAATGATGATGACAGAAAATGGTTCTGGAAAAATAGAGATAAAGTATCAGGTCTAATTATCAAATATAGATATTTTCCAGTAGGAATGAAGGATTTACCTCGCCATCCATCGTATAAAGGTATTAGAGACAAGGACGATTTATCATAATGAAATTAAAATTTATTAACTATTTTATGAATATAGCCGAGGAAACATCAAAACTTTCTTCGGCTATTAAATTAAAAGTTGGTTGTATAGCAGTAAATAATGATAGAATTCTTAGTATTGGATATAATGGCACTGTAAGTGGCTGGGATAATGCATGTGAGGAATTAATTAAAGGTAGATTAGTTACTAAACCGGAAGTCATACATGCGGAAATGAATTGTCTCATGAAATTAGCACAATCAAATGACAGTTCAAAGAATTCGGTATTATTCACCACACATTCCCCCTGTATTGAATGCGCTAAGGCTATATATCAAGCAGGAGCAAGTAAAGTTATATACAAGCATGTATACCGCTCCCTGGAAGGAATTAATTTCCTCCGAAAATGCGATATTCCAATTTTAAGTTATGAAAAGGTATTAGATACTTATGTTTGAAGAAAATGAAATTTCTATCAATGCTAATGGCGGCACTGAACTTGCCAAGCGCCACCTAGCTAGGCTACTGCCCCAGGATTTGCAATCTGAATTTCAAATTATTTGTTCCAGGGTCAGAGAATTAGACGAATCTAAGATTAGAATTTATTGGGTTCATGATTTACCAGAAGACCCAGAATGCAATAAATTAAAGGATCACAATTTCAGGAGTAAGTTTCATAAAATTGTATATGTCAGTAATTGGCAATATAATATGTTTCGTGAGAAATTAGGAATTCCATATAGTGATAATGATATTGTAATTGAGAATGGTATTACTCCATTAGACAAATCATTACATATGGAAAAGAAAGTAAATATTATTTACACTTCAACTCCCCAGAGAGGGTTAGGTATTCTTGTTCCAGTATTTGAAAAATTAGCAGAACAGTTTGATGATATTCATTTGAATGTATTTTCTAGTTTTAAAATTTATGGTTGGGAAGAATCTGATAACCATTTTAAGACTCTTTATGATAAATGTAATGATCATAAAGATATTACCTATCATGGGTTTGCTCCATATGATACGGTTAGAGAATATTTGTCAGAATCAGATATCTTCGCCTATCCTTGTATATGGCAGGAGACTTCCTGTAGGGCGCTGATCGAGGCTATGAGTGCTGGGCTACTTTGTGTCCATCCGAACTATGCGGCCCTTCCTGACACGTCTGGTGGGCTTAATCTCATGTATCAGGGAGATAGTGACCATAGCAATCATGCAAATATTTTTCTACAGACATTACATTCAGCAATTATGCAAATCAAAGAGAAAAAATTAGAAAATTATTTAAATTATGTTAAGACATATACAGATACTAGATACAACATTACGAAAATTTCAAATCAATGGGAATGGGTAATGCGAAATCTACTATCTAAATATGATACAGTAGAATCAAGAAAATTAGAAAAAGATTTTTTAGTATTTAAAGTTTAATAGGAGAAGTTATGAATATTGCATGTAATCATTGTTATGCTGAATTTAGTGTTCTGCTTAATGAAGAAGGGAATGATGGAGATTCAATAAATTATTGTCCATATTGTGGTGAAGATTTAGATGAGACTTTCTATGATGATGACGATGACGAAGATTTAGACGAATAATTAATTATGGACTATGACAATCCCTGGACGTATAAAAATAAAAATTTTACGAGTGATGATATAAAGAATAGTCTATGTTTTGTTTATATCATCACTAATACTATTAATAATAAAAAATATATTGGTAAGAAAACTTTTGTTAATATTCTCAGGGTTAAGCAGGGAACGAGAAAATTAAAGAAGACAGTGAAAAAAGAAAGTGATTGGAAGAAATATTATGGATCATCCAAATCTTTATTATTAGACGTTAAGGAATATGGTAAGGAAAATTTTAGTAGACAAATTCTACATTTATGTCATAAAAAATCCCTGGCCACTTATCATGAAGCCAGGGAACAGTTTTCTAGAAAAGTCCTAGAAAAAGATGATTATTATAATGAATGGATTTTTTGTAGAATAGTAAAATCTAATATAATTGAAAAGAAAAAGGTTAATGATAATGAGTAGTAATAATAAAAATAGTGCAAATAATGAAATCACGGATATGAGTATGGAAGATATTTATGAATTAGATTTACCAAAAAATATATTACTATACACTACACGCGATCAGGAATCTATTAAATGGAAAATTTATCCCTTGGGTGAATATGAGACATTTTTCTATACTGTGAGATATGATATAGCTAGATGGAAAAGAATATTAATGAGAATATTCTGGGGATATCATTTTGAGAAAGTGTAATATTCTATCGTTTCTGTAATTCAACTAAACCAATAAAATTAATTTTCTTAAAAGACTTCCATTTATTTTCATCTAAATCAAAAATTCTAACATTATCATCCCAGGGGATATTGGTTTTTGGCCATTTATCCCTTGGGATTAATTTTAGATTAGTGGTGCAAACTACTCTACGATATGATCCATCTTTCTTATAAAAAATAGCTAATGCATATCCTTTCAATAAGGAGTAGTCTATGATTTTATTAGCCATTTAATATTTCTGGCGCCACTGTATTGAGCATCATTAATTGATCATATCCACCAATGAAATTATCATCAATAAAAATAGCTGGGACTGTTGCTTGAATTGTTCTAGTAAACTTTTCTGATGTAATATCTACACCAATAACTTTTTCATTATAATTTAAATTTTTGTCACGTAGAAATTGCTTTGTTTTCACACAATACGGACAATCAGATTTAGTGTAAATTAAAATATGCATTATTTAATCCTTATTATTGATGTTGACTACAGTATTTATTCATTTCATACATTGCAATAGCCGCAGCAGAAGCAACATTTAATGATCGAATTACACCTAATTGTGGAATATGAAATCTATGAAAAATATTCATGAAAGTATTAGGTATACCTTTATTTTCATTTCCAAACACTAAAGTATAATTAGGCGATCCATCCCAATAATGATTCCAATATCCATAATTTTGATCCATCCATTTTGATAATTTATGGATAGAAATAGAATGTTCAGTTTTCTCAATAAATAATGGAACAATTTTATTAGTAACCATCATTTTATTAAATTCTGTTCTTAGATCATCTTCTGGTAAATCAATTGGAATCGTATGTCGAATAATATTAGTATAATTCTTACATCCAACAGTAGACCTAGAATCAAACCGATGCTTACCAAAAATATAAACATTCTTCGCTCCCATAATATGCGCGGTGCGAATGCAGTTACCGATATTGTTATCATAGTCCAGATTGAAAAGACATACAGAAAAATTCAATCTATCTTTCATAGAAATTTCCTGCAATTCTTCTAATGTATTATTCTTTAGATGATCATGGACATTAAATCCATTTGTATAAACTTCACTCATAATATATCTCCTATTAGGATTTCAGAATTTCAACCTTCATTTTAGTCACCCCAACATATTTAATGCCAAGGTATACAGCACAGCGCAGAGACACGTCAAACTCTCTACCCTTGATGTAGGGTCCCCGATCATTTACACGGGCTATGACGGTCTTCTGTGTGTCAGGATGGGTGAATCTAACCAGGGTTCCGAAGGGTAGATTCTTGTGGGCTACAGTCAGATTGTTAGGATTGAATTTTTCACCATTGGCGGTTTTTGTTCCATGTTTATACCAAGATACCTTGGCATTATATGTTTTTACGATGTTTAATTTATTACTATCACCAGAATTAGTTGATGTAGCATACACTTGTCCATTATTGAATGTTAACATCCCTATAATGAGCAAAGTAATTGCTCCAAACTTTTTCAAAATACTTCTCCTTATAAATAAAAAAGGCGGGACATAATCCCGCCGATAGTTTAACATGAAGCCCTGTTCATATCAAGGCCCTATTTTATATAGCACATTAAGTATTCTTATTCATAATTACTTACTAATAAGAATAGGCTCTACAATAGTAATGATTGGATCGTTATAGGAATATTGGTTTTCAGTAGACTTACTATAAGTCATTCTTAAACTATGAAGTTCGTCTCGTAATGTAGATAATTCTTCAATACTATTTGTAATGGCCGTTTCATTTTCATTAAATTTATCAAGTATAATTTGTCTATTGTTTTCCATAATATATTTACCAATTAGGTTGATTAACAGGATTAGCTTGTCTAGCTAATGTAGTAGTGTCAATATTTTCGGGATTGAAATATTCCTGAATAGAATTTTTAACTAATTGAATGTCATATGGTTTACATGAAAATACGTCCATATAGAAATCACCAGTCTTATCTACAAAATGTCCAGTGATTGAAGAAGTTTCAATCAATTGAACTAATGACCATCCAGCCTTCTCAGGATCATGAAGAGCAAAATGCTCAATAATTGGTTCGCCATATGCAACCATATCAATAGTTTTCACTAAATCAATGATAAATTCTCTGATATTTTCTGGGGATGTAACCTTTGAAATATCACCTTTATAGCAATCAAAAATTCCATGATAACCCCAATATTTATTTTCCATTTTATTCGCCTCTCATTCTTAAATGTTTCACACTCCGTAATGGCTGGAACATTTTGTTAAAATAATTTTCAGTAATTTCTGGATCACAATTTCCACACATGAAAATATCAATCGCCACGAAATTTTCGTCTTTCCAAGAATGCCACGAAACATGACTTTCTGCAAGCACTATTACTCCACTTACTCCATAATCTTCCCCAAAGGGATGCATATATGAAAATAAAACCGTGGCACCACCTAATTCGGCACCAGCAATTAAAATTTCCTGTATCTTATTCACGTCATCTAATAATTCTTCTCGGATATCCCAATAGTCAATTAAAAGATGCTTCCCCCCCGCTGGAACCATGTTAAATCCTCGTTATATTTTCGTTAATATTTATGATTTCATATTTTTCAATCTACTAATTTACAGTATGTTTCAAAATCTAATTGAATAAATTCCTGTTGGGATTCAATAATAAAATTATTAAATAATTTAAGTTTTCTAATTTCATTTTCAATTAATTCATTACCCTCTTTAAACTTAGCTAATCGTCTTTCAAACTTAGTGATATTTCGTGCAATTTCAAATAATACAAATGAAGTTTTAAATTTTAATTTGGTAAAATACATTATGATGAAATCCATTCTGGGGGTGTGCGTTTTGTCCACTTATGTAAATGAGACTTACCTTTAATATAATAATTTCTATAATTGACTACTGAATCCTCAGAGATAATATATTCCTGGGGCATAGCACATGGTATTTTAGTCAGACCAATATCCGCTAAATTTTTAGGTGCAAATCTTAGAATATCTGATAGCTTAGAAATAGATTTATGAATTTTACCATAACGAAAATTATATTCCATTCCTAGATAACAAAAATGATTATATAACCAATTATAATTAGGCTTACTTTCTCGAATCCATTTTGTTGATGGATGGTTAATATGTGTTGCCTTATATAATACATCATTATCAATATTATCAATAACTCTATGTGATGTTGATAGCATCTGGGCTGACTCTAGAATCATTTTTATTATATGCTTATCGACTAATGATACAGCCGAAATCCATGGATCACTATCTACATAAAAAATATTCATTTTATCCTCTCATCATAAAGCCATACATTAAGTATACACTCATATGTGAACTCATACTATACCTCTTATTCAAATTTTATGATATGAAAATAAGCGGATATGGAGAATCGAACTCCGTCTACTTAAAGGCTAGGTTGGAAGCCTAGTGACCACCCTTCGGCCGAAATACCCGCATATTAGTTATATATCTATTAATATTTCATTCCATTATTGGTGTGCCCGGTAGGGATCGAACCTACAACCTAACCGTTATGAGCGGCTGGCTCTGACCAATTGAGCTACAGGCACATATTCTATTGTTTGTGGATACTACTCTATCTGATTATCGAAGTCAAGAGGAAAAATGGCTCCCAGCGCAGGACTCGAACCTGCAACCACCTGATTAATCTCGGACCTATCCGTATTGCACGGCAATGCCGGGTATATTCTACCCAACTGCATTCTACGCTTGGTCCTACAGTCAAGTGCTCTACCATTGAGCTAGCTGGGATTAATATTATTGTATTTTATATAGTAACCAATAATGAAAAATTTGGTGGGATGTCAAGGTAACGCTCCTTATCAGTTCAATCGAACACTGGATTTACAGTCCAGGCCACGTCTTTAGTGGTATACCATCCCTTTTTTAATCACTTTTAACTGGACTATTCAAATCATGTAAATTTACAACTCTTACAGCATCAGAGTCATTCTTAATGATGATATAGTCATCAACATTCTTATTCCCAAGAAATAATTCTACTGCTTTTGAATTAGTAAATTTTTTCAAAAGATTATTATTTCTATTCACTACAAGAAATCTAAAAATTGTCATATCATTGATTCCTATATTGTCTTAAATTTATCCCATCTATAGCTTGGCCGGTGAGGTATCCGATTATTACACGTGCAATCTGCCCATTCTCCGTTTAGGTGCTGATCAGGCACCCATTATATAAAAGTAAATTACTCTTTTATATAATCTTTCCTTACCTTCTATAAATGGAATAAATCTAAGATATTTACTGCACAGTAAATATAGATAGAAAATTGGACTTAGGGATGGGACTTGCACCCACATTAATCCACTTTTGCAGAGTGGCCCATAACTATTTCTGGCACCCTAAGTTATTTCCTATTTATACCTCTAAAATTGATGTTGATTGAGTATTATCAATAATGACTAATATATCTGGACTATCTAAAAATTTCCTAAGTTTATGTTCCATATCTTCTTTATAATCATAATAATCACATTTTTCTAGATGACAACAATTTAGATATACAATATATTTACTATTTTTCATAATATATTTTCCTTATGCTATCAATTCGGTTAATTCTTCATGGAAACTATTATCCATGATGTTTCTATTATTCAAATAGTCCTTCATATTAATGATATTAGATATATCATCATCTAGATGACTTACTACATCAGTATCTCTAAAATCACCAACTCTGTCCATACTTCTTTTATGAAGTTCCTCTAATAATTCCGTATCAGAATATTCCAATAACAAAGAAAATTTATCCACATTGAGGTTTTTATTATGTTTTCCGCTACTATTAAGATATAACACAGATTTATGTGCTATCTCATATGGATAATTGAAATATTTTCCAATATCTTCAATAGAATTGATTTCTATCAAAATATTGGGAATAATCACAATTTCTTCTTTTTTATTATCTAAATTTGTTAGTCTAAAAATTGGTTTCCTATGTAGGAACTTATAAATTTTTTGTCTAACAGTTAGTTGAAAATTTACCTGATATGGAGTTACCGCACTATCAAAAAAGAGAGTTGGACTATCAATATGAATTGATGGTAATTTAGAAAAATCATTAATTACAGAATACGAACCATATTTTGTTTTTTCAAATGAATTTCCCTTATTATTAATCAATTCAAGCTAGTCCTTTCTCGAAATCTGAAATCATTTTCGTGATTTCTAAATTAATTGATGTAACTACTTTTTCAGCATCTTTGCGCTTTTTAACTAAATCTTTTAGTTTAGATTTTAGTGAATCCTTGTCAGCCTTTAAAAGATCGGCTTCAATTTGAGCAATGATTGAATTTGAATTGTCATTAGTATTTGTATTGTTTTCACTCATATTATATTTCCTTTTATAAGATTAATTGGCGACCCCTCCTGGACTCGAACCAGGGACCCACAGCTTAGAAGGCTGTTGCTCTATTCCACTGAGCTAAGGGGCCTTTATTCTATGGACGCATTATACTCAGATCAGGCATCCATGTCAACACTTAATTTCAGGCTTTGTCATCTTTCTTACTGGATGGACGAACATAATATTCAATAACTGGTAACTTGTTTATATATTTATAATCCCAAATATACCATGCGTAATTATGTCTTGGTGCCCCTGTTGATCCCTCAATCCATTTTGGTCGGCTGGTTAAAACTATTTTACGAGCAAATGGATATTGGTTAAACAAATCTACACGACCCTTGGAACAATCATACTCATTACGTAATAGGAATGCACATACACCAATAGTCCTACCAGAAAGTTGTAATGCTTTTTTAATAAATTTCTCTGCATCATCGCCATATGGTGGATTAGTAATAATTGCATGAAAATTCTCACCAAGAATATCTGAATACCCTGCGCTGCCAGTATCAGCTAAAAAATCACCAATAACAAATGATTTAAGGTGCATACTATCATTCCGATAACCATAATCCTTAATATCTGAATATCGTAATTTAAGAAAATGATGTGCTAACATATCAACCATATGTCCTTCGCCCGCCGCAGGTTCCCATACGTTATAATGTTCACTCACATGACGGTTTTCAAATAGACTATCAATAAGTGCAGCCGTAACCCAAGATGGTGTTGGATAATAATCTAATTCTTTTCTCTCAAAATTAGAATTTCCCATTGCATCATCATTTGTTGTAATAAAACTCATATTTTTCCTCATTTATGTTCAATTGAATTCATATATAATATTGCAGACTATGCTATACAGTAGAGTTGAACTCCTGTCAACGATAAATCTAGTCTCAATAAAATCAATCAAATAATATGAAATAATTAAAGGATTTAATAATGGAAATTAAAATTACCCACGAAGAGCTACAAAAAAAGAAATTATTTCTTAGCACGCCAATGTATGGGGGCATGTGTGCTGGCATCTATAATAGGTCTATATCTGATCTAACAGCAGTTTGTATGAAATATGGAATAGAAATGAAATTCTACTCTTTATTCAACGAATCACTAATCCCTCGTGCAAGAAATTATTGTGTAGATGAATTTCTACGTAGTGACTCAACACATTTTCTATTCGTTGACGCTGATATTGGTTTCAATGCTAATGATGTTATTGCTATGTTAGCGATGCAATCAGATGAATCACCATATGATGTCCTTGCAGGTCCGTATCCAAAAAAATCAATTCATAAAAATGCTAAAATTTTGACTGAGGATGGTTACAAGAAAATTAAATGGATTGTTGATAACAAATATAATGGAAAGGTATTAACCATTGATGATACTGGTAAGACATCATGGAATAATATTCTAGAACATCACTTAAATCCTAATAATAACAAATGGGTAGAAGTTAAATTATCAAAACACCCAACTAAAGCTAAAAAATTGATTATGACATATGATCATGAAATTTCTTATGTTGAAGATTTATTTAAGCCAACTATTCAATTTAAAAGAGTTGATGAAATGGTCGGAAAATACACTTCATTAAACCCGGAAAATGTAAGATCACAGGCTTTATATAATACAGATGTTGTTTCTGCATTAATTGGGACATTGATGGGAGATAGTCATATATCTGGTAGATATAATAGATTATCATGTAGTCATGGAGAAAAACAAAAAGAATATTTAGAATATAAACAAAATTTATTTGGTGGAACTATTAGAGAATATAAATCAGTTGGATATTCCACTTCACAAATTTTTCAACTTTCATCTATAGTTAATGGGCAAACAAAATATGCCAGAGAATTATTTTTTGAAAATAATGAAAAAACTGTTAAAAATATAATTCCATATATTAACGATATTGCACTAGCATTTTGGTATATGGATGATGGTTGCCTAAAGAAGTCTGGCGATACTGCACATTATTGTGAATTAAATACTCAGGGATTTTCTGATGAGGATCAATTACTTCTTGTAGATTATTTTAAGAACACATATGGATTTAATGTTCGTATTGATGAAATGCAACCTACAGCCAATGATGTTACTAAAAGAACATATAAAAGATTAAGATTCGTTAATGGCGATGCTGATAAATTTTTTCAAATTATATCAAAACATATTCCAGAACATATGCAATATAAACTTCCAGAAAAATATAGAAACAGTGAATTCGTTCCATTAAATAATGATAGATTAGAATTCGCAGCTACTAAAATTGAATCTGTAGAAAAAATTGATTATGATAGTGATCAATATGATATTGGAGTTGAAAATAATCATAATTTCCTATATAATACAGTTTTTATTCGCAATTGTATTAGCTGGGAAAAAATTAAAATGGCTGTAGATAAAGGATTTGCTGATGATGATCCAGAAAATTTAAATAAGTATGTTGGAGATTATGTTTTTAATCCCGCTGGCAATACCACTCATATTCAAATTAATGAACCTGCCGAAGTTATGGAAACTGGAACTGGCTTTATGATGATTCGTCGTAAAACTTTTGATCTTTACAAAGAGGCATATCCACAGTATAGTTATAAGCCGGATCATGTTCGCACGGATGCATTCGATGGTAGCAGAGAAATTATTGCGTATTTTGATTGTATCATTGAACCAGAGACAAAAAGATATTTATCAGAAGATTATTTCTTTTGCATTCCAAGCTCATCACGTATAGAAACCCGTGACGATGGCGTATTAAGTATTAAGAAGATAGTTGATAGCAAATATAATGGATATGTAAAATCTATCAATGATAAGAATGAAGTAACTTGGAATAAAGTTGTTGGATGGTCTAATAAGAAAAATGATGGAAAAAAATGGGTTAAATTACTTTCAGATAGTGATAATAATACTCGTTCTAAATTAACATCAACAGAAGACCATAGAGTAGCATATTTTAATGATGTGTTTAATCCCGTTATTGATTTCACCGAATCTAAAAATTTAAAGGGAAAATATATAGTAAGAAATATCGAAACTTCAAGAGAATATCATAAAGAAAATCCTTTATATAACAAAGATCAAATTAGTTATATGATAGGAACTCTATTAGGAGATTCTACTATTTCCAAAGTTGGACAAGTTAGTATGATCCATAGTGATAAACAAATTGAATATATCACTGAAAAATCTAGAATTTTAAATGGTAAAATGCAATTTAGAAAAAATACTGGATTTGGTAAAAATCATAATTGTATTATTTCTCATTTTCCTGTTAATGTTCAGACAAAAAAATTAAGAGAGTTATTATATGTTGATGGTAAGAAAACCATTAAAAATATAATTGATATGATTGATGAAAAAAGTATAGCTTTTTGGTATATGGATGATGGTTCATTACAATCAAATTGTATGAGACTTCATACTAACGGATTTTCTAATGAAGATCAATTACTGTTAGTTAATATGTTTAAAGAAAAATATAATGTTGATGTGAATATTTCAGAATCTTATGTAACATATAATAATGAAAAAAGAACATACAATTATCTTAGATTTAATGTTAATGAAACTAAAGTAATTATGGAAAAAATTGCACCTTACATTATTAAATCAATGGAATATAAAATGCCAGAAATTTATCATGACGTGCCAAAAATTCCATATGATGGCAAATTTTATGAATTCTCTGCTTCATTAATTAGTGAGGTAAAATACCTCGACAACTTTCATAGTAGATTGTATGATATTGAAGTAGAAAATGATCACAATTTTATGGCTCAAAATACATTAATTCATAATTGTCAGAATGTGAGAAAGATGGGTGGCAAGGTATGGTTATGTCCCTGGATTGCATTACAGCATGTGGGATCATACATATTTGGGGGAACTCTTGCAGACCTTGCACAATTAGGGGCAAGCGCCACCGCTGATGTTAATCAATTAAAAAAGAATAAGAAGATTACTACTTAATTATAACTAATAACTGGAGTCTATATTATGCAATTTACGAATAATCTAATTGAAGTATTGAGGAATTACAGTATTATTAATTCTTCAATACTATTTAAACCCGGAAATATAGTTTCCACACGATCGAAAGAATTGAATATTGTTTCAATGGCCAAGGTGAATGTAGAAATTCCAGTTGAATTTGCAATCTATGATTTAAATGAATTTCTGGGGATTTTATCAATTCTAAATGAACCTAAAGCTGAGTTTACTAAAAATCAGATTATTCTAAAGGATGACAATAAAACTGTAAAATATACATTTACTAATGTAGATAGTATTATCAGTTCGCCGTATAAGAGAATTGATATTTCTCCTACTGATGTGATTACTCAATTTTATTTTAGTTCATCTGATTTCGATAATATTCTAAAGGCTTGTAGTATTCTAAAATCAAAGGATGTTACTATTGAAGGTGATAGTGATACCGGAGAAATTAATATTATCGCGGGTAATTATAAGGATAAAACATCTAGTAGTTATATCATTGCGACTAAAAATATTAATGATGAAATTACAACTAATTTTAAGAGAGTTTTTAATATTGATAATCTTAAATTAATTAAGAGAAACTATATTACGACTATTCCAACTTCTAAATTACTACAATTTGAGAGTGAAGATAAAGCGATAATCTATTGGGTTGCGCCATCTAACGCAGAATAACAATAATTATATAATGGAGATAATAATATGAGTATAGAAAGTTTTATTTGGGAAGAGAAATATCGCCCAAGAACAGTTAACGATTGTATTTTACCTAGTAGGATTAAAGACGTTCTAAATGGAATAGTATCTAATGAAAATTTCCCAAATTTAATTTTAACAGGAACACCTGGAATTGGGAAAACCACCGTTGCCCGAGCTATTGTTGAACAGCTTGATCTTGACTATATTATGATCAATGGTAGTATGGATGGTGGGATTGATACTCTGCGGAATGAAATTAAAAATTTCGCATCTACAGTATCATTCAAGAATAAACGTAAAATTGTTATTTTAGATGAGGCGGATTATTTAAATCATAATTCTACTCAGCCAGCATTACGTAATTTCATGGATGAACACAAAAACAATTGTGGGTTTATTCTCACCTGTAATATGTTCAATAAGATTATCGAGCCTCTACATGGTAGGTGTCATGTAATTGAATTTAAATTCAAGAATAAAGAAATTCCTGACGTTGCCATGGAATTCTATAAGAAATGTAGATATATTCTCGATAATGAAAATGTAAAGTATGATAAAAATGCATTGACAAGTATTATTCAAAAAGATTTTCCAGATTTTCGCAAAATTTTAAATAAACTACAAGGGTTATCAATTACTGGCGATATTACATTAGACTCATTATTGGAAAGTGATCTGGATGTTACCTCATTAGTATCTTTTCTAAAGACTAAGAATTTTACTGAGATTAGAAACTATACTGGTAAATTATACAGTAACTTAGGTATTAACGTATATAATAGCTTATATGAAATGTTATTGCCACAATGTATGAAGGACTCAATTCCTGATGCTATTTTAATTATTGGTAAATATCAATATCAATCAGCATTTGTTGCATCCCAGGAGATTAATCTTGCTGCATGTTTAACAGAATTAATGACGATTGAGTATAAATAATGGATTTTGAGGAATACATGGAAATTAATGGAGAAAGGTTATTATCTCTTTCTCCAATTAAGAAATCCAAGGAAAATAGAGTATGTTTTTCATGTGAGGAAGCAATTCCATTATATAAATATTTCTGCACGTTAGTTACTCTTATTGATGTAACGGAGAAAAATAAGATCGTTAATATCAATAATTACACAGTATGTAAGAAATGTTCAATTAAAATAACATCTGATCCAATTTTTCCAAATAAACCTAAACCAAAAAAGATAGTGAATAATGACCCAAAACTTACAGCATAATACAGGAATTAAGGAAACAAACGTATTTGATGTAATTAAAAATTTATCATGGATAAAGGATACCAGTAAATCTACTACTGAAAAACTATTACTTGAATATAATGCATTTATTGTAAATAAAGGATTTTCATTATACTTAGATACTATTCTCTATAGTAATGAAATGAATATTAATAATAAAATTCCACGTAAATATCAATATGACTATTATATGAATGCTATTAGAAAAAGAAATAGATGGTCAAAATGGCCACCTAAATCTGATGATATATTTGATAAATTAAGTCTCATATCGAGAGCATATAACGTTAATCTTCGCCGTGCATCAACCATAAATAAATTGTTATCTAAAAGTCAATTTAAAAAAATTGAACAACGTTATAGTAAAAAGGATGAAAGTGAAAACAATGAATAGTAATGAATATGATAATGTCTTTAGTAGGAATGGTATTGAAATTAAAATCAATGACACAGATTTTCTAAAAATTAAAGAAACTCTCACTCGTATTGGTATTGCATCAAATAAAAATAAAACTCTATACCAATCTTGTCACATTCTACATAAACGTGGAATGTATGGTATTCTTCATTTTAAAGAATTATTCCTTCTTGATAAGAAGTTCTCAGATATTGAAGTTAGTGATTATGATAGACGTAATTATATTGTAAAACTACTTCATGATTGGAAACTTATAAAAATTGATAATAGTAATTATAAAGATGATATTGATAAAGAAATTATCAAAAATATTAAAATTCTTCCATTTGGTGAAAAATCCTCCTGGAATTTAGTTTCAAAATATACAATAGGGAAATAAATTATGGAACAAACAAATTTTCAAAAAGTTGGTGAATTTATGAAGGCGTATGATCAAGACGTTCATACTACTGCAAGATTTCCTGAGCCTTCTATTAGAATGTTACGGTTTAATTTAATTGATGAAGAACTTGGTGAATTAGATGAAGCTATGGTTAAACAAGACGATTTAGACATTCTATCAATTACTGGTAAATTATCAAGCGAATCAGAATTCATTAACGATTCACGAGAAAATTTAATTGAAATTGCTGATGCACTCACAGATTTATTATATGTAGTATATGGTGCAGGACATGCCTATGGTATTGATTTAGATGCATGTTTCAATGAAGTCCAACGATCAAATATGAGTAAACTGGGTGAAAACGGTAAAGCTATTAAGAGAGAAGATGGTAAGATTATGAAGGGGCCAAATTATTCTCCACCAAATCTACGTGGTATTCTGAAATTCTAAAAGAATTTTGATTATGGATTTTTGTGGTTGCCAAACTTGTTATGATAAAAATAGATTTAAAAAGATTTCATTTGACAACATAGAAAATATGTATCAATATTTCAGATATGCATGTGAGATATGTGGCAATAAACGGTGTCCACATCACCATAATCATAAATTTAAATGCACAAATAGTAATGAACCTAATCAAAAAGGAATTATAGAATGAGTAATAATGATAATAGAATCGGGGACTGGATTCAGACCTATACTGGTAAATGCTTTTATCCATTAGACCCACGACCAGAAGAAATTGATATTATTGATATCGCACATTCATTGAGTATGACATGTAGATATGCTGGGCACGTTGAACGTTTCTACTCAGTGGCAGAACATTCAGTTATCGTATCACAGAACGTTCATCCCAAGAACGCTCTCTGGGGGCTTCTACATGACGCTACAGAGGCATATTCAGCCGATATCCCTAGCCCATTGAAGAAGTATATTCCAGGTTGGAAAGAAATGGAACGTAAATTAATGGATGCGGTATGTATTAAATATAATTTAAATTTAAATGAACCACCTAACGTTAAAGATGTAGATTTTAATCTATGTGGCGATGAAATGAGTTGTTTAATGGGTAAACCAGATAGGGAATGGTTAATTAAACCTAAAGCATTAGGCGTAAAAATTCATGGCTGGAACCCACTACAAGCAAAAACCCAATTTCTAATGGAATTTAATAGACTAATTAAAAAAGGATAATACATGTTAAAGAAAATTATTCAGTTTTTCTCACTTAAAGACGAGAAAACTAATGACATCACTCTAGTATTCTATTATAACACCAATAAAGTATGGATTGGGGAATGTCTAGATTATGATATTGGTTCCCAGGGGAATACATTGGGTATTGCGATTGATAGATTGATTAGAATTCTTAAAAATGAATATGATACTTCTACTGAAGGTGGTAAAGAACCATTTCATAATTTAATGTATAATCCAGAATATATTAAACCAAAATTATTGGATAATTCCGTTATTCTAATTATCAATGAGAAAATTCTAAAAGATAATTTTAGCTGGAATCTTTATTCTCATACAATGGAGTAGAAAATTATGAGTAAAATTACAGATATTGTTAAAATAGTATTTTCACGAACAGAATCTAATAAAATTGATCAATATGAAACTGATTTAAATACATTAGTTTCATATGGAATTAATACCGACAGAAAACTAGCAGGATTTTTATCCCAAGTTGGTCATGAATCTATGGGGTTTAGTGTTGTTGAAGAAAACCTAAATTATTCCGCAGATGGTTTGCTGCGGGTATTTCCCAAATATTTTACTAAAATTTATGTTGGTGAGTATCATAGGCAATCTATTAAAATTGCCAATAGAGTTTATGCAAATAGAATGGGTAATGGTAGTGAGGCGTCAGGTGATGGATATAGATACCGTGGGCGTGGACTAATTCAACTCACGGGAAAAGATAATTATCAAAAATTCTCTGATTTCTGTGGAATTGATGTTGTGAATAATCCTGATTATTTATTAACTCCACATGGAGCATTTCTAAGTGCTGTTTGGTATTGGGAAAGAACCGGATGTTCCGTTCCAGCAGATAAAGGTGATGTATTAGCCTTGACAAAACTGATCAATGGTGGTAGTAATGGATTAGCCGATAGAGAACGGTTATATAATGAATTTCTTCATCAATTGAAAAATTCCAGTGTTTATCTAGAATACGCTAATACTAAATCAAATAATAAAGGAGCCGAACTTTTACTTGAATTGAATAATGATCTAGGTAAAAGTGAAGAAAGTATTCCAATCATTATTGACGTATCAGATAAAAATAAAAAACCAAATGAACCTATGCAAGATTTTAGTATGGGAAGCGGCTAATATACGGGAGAAAATATGACGTTTTTTTATAGTTCAGTAGACTTACATTATGACGACATTTTATTTCGTGGGTATAAAGATGGTAAACGTATTAAAGAAAATATCAAATTTAAACCCACGTTATTTCTAGAAACAAACAAACCAAAATCTAAATTCAGATCATTAGATTATATAGATTTAGCACCAAAGAAATTTGAATCTATAAAAGAAGCACGAGAATTCACTAAAAAATATAAAGACGTGAATAACTTCAAGATATATGGTATGCAAGATTACATATATCAATTTATGACAGATATGAGAAAATATTCCAATATCGAGTTTAACATTGATCATTTTAATATTGGATTTTTTGATATCGAGGTTGCCAAGGGTGAGAATGGATACTCCCCAGCTAATGAAGCTAAACAACCTATTATTACCATTTCATATAAAAGCAGTAAAAATGAAAACTATATGTGCTGGGGATTAGGCGACTATGATCCAGCTAAAAGTATAGTTAAAGATATTAAAATTAAATACATAAAATGTAATAGTGAAACCGATTTGATTATCAAGTTTCTAGAACACTGGCGATTGGATATTCCTGATATTATTAGCGGCTGGAATACTGATTTCTATGATATTCCATATATTGTAAATAGAATTACTAATATTTTATCCTGGGAAGTGGCCAAGACTTTATCTCCCTGGAATATTATTCATGAGAAAGAAGAAATCTATAATGGTAAATCCCAACAAACATACAATATAGTTGGAATTCAACAATTAGATTATATGAAAGTATTCAAGAAATTCGCATACTCATATCCTATGCAGGAAACATATAAACTTGACCATATTGCAAATGTGGTATTGGGTGAGAAAAAATTAGACTATTCTCAATATAAAGATTTATCTGAATTATACAAGGATAATTTTCAATTATTCTGTGACTATAATATTAAAGATACTCATCTAATAGTGAGAATGGATAATAAAGAAAAACTATTAGATTTAGTCATTACCATGGCATTTGATACGAATGTTAATTTATCAGATACATTTTCCCCGGTTAATGTATGGGATCAGGTAATTAATAATTATCTATATGATAGAAACATTATTATTCCACCCAAGGAACATGTGAATAAAACTCATCAATATGCCGGTGCCTATGTTAAGGAACCACAAATTGGTAAATATGAACACGTATTAACATTTGACCTAGATTCTCTATATCCACATTTAATTATGCAGGCAAATATTGGTCCTGAAACGTTAGTCGATAAATTAGATATTCTAACTAAGATTAATGAAATTGAAATGTCCGATAATCCTATAGATAATGACCTTGAAGATTTAAAAACACTACTAAGAATTACATCAGAAGTAAATGTTGATGGCATTCTACGTAAGGAGTATGATTTATCATTTCTGAAAAGATTAAATCTGACAATCACGGCCAATGGTGCGGCTTATATTAAAGATCAAGGCATTTTCTATGACTTAATGGAGAAAATGTATAATGATCGTGTATTATATAAAAAGAAAATGATTGAAGCTAAGAAAGAATATGAGAGAACTGGGGATATCAATGCTAAGAATGATATTTCCCGATTTAATAATATTCAAATGTCTAAGAAAATTCTATTAAATTCTGCATATGGTGCAATTGGAAATCAATATTTTAGATATTTCAAGATTATCAATGCCGAAGCTATCACTCTATCTGGTCAAGTAGCAATTAGATGGGTAGAGAATGATATTAACATATATCTCAATAAAGAACTGAATACTGAAAATGTAGATTATATTATTGCATCTGATACTGATTCCGTTGTTATTAATATTGAACCTTATCTTGACGTATATTATAGAGATACTTCTGTATCAAAATTGGAGTATCTGGATAAATTATGTCGTGATAAATTAGAGGAAATTATCAAACAATCATATGACAATCTAGGCGAATATTTAAATGTATATTCACAGAAGATGCGTATGAAACGTGAGGTAATTGCTGATAAGGGATTATGGGTAGCAAAGAAGAAATATGTATTGCAGGTATTAGATAGTGAAGGGGTTAGATATTCTGAACCTACTCTAAAAATTATGGGAATTGAAGCAGTTAAATCATCAACACCTATGGTTTGTAGAAGTATGATTAAGGATTCTATCAAGATTATTTTGAATAAAAACGAGAAGGATATTCAGGATTATTTACAGGAATGTTACAAAAAATTTAATACATTGCCACCTGAAGATGTGGCATTTCCGCGAGGAGTCAATGGCATAGAAAACTACATATCTAGTAGTGGTCTATATGAGAAAGGCACTCCAATTCATGTAAGAGGATCAATTTTATATAATTATTATCTAAAGAAAAACAATCTTGATAAAAAATATCAGAGTATATTTTCTGGCGATAAGATTAAATTTATATACTTAAAGGTCCCAAATACTATTCATGAGAACGTTATTGGTTTCAGTGATGTTCTTCCAGAGGAATTAAATATTCATGAATTCATAGACTATAAATTACAATTTGAAAAAACATTGATAGCTCCTATTCAACACATTCTGGACGTAGTTGGTTGGAATTGGGAATATAAACCACCTATCAATACATTAGCTGAATTTTTTAACTAAAGGATAAATTATGGTAAACCCATTAATAGAAAAACTAATGAAAAATACTACTCTTAAAGATACTGAAATTCTAAGTAAGAGTGATGTATTCCTACCAAAGAAATTCTATGATACTAAAATTCCTATTCTAAATTTAGCATTAAGCGGAAGTGTTGATGGTGGATTATTTGCTGGTGTGACTATCATTGCCGGCCCAAGTAAACATTTTAAATCTAAAATAGCACTAACCATGTTAAATGGATTTCTATCTGATAATGATAATGGTGTTGGATTAGTATATGATAATGAATTTGGAACACCTAAAGAATATTTTGATGCATCTGATATTGATAAAGATAGAGTCGTCCATTCTCCAATTATGAATATTGAAGAACTCAAATTTGATATTATTAAACAAGTAAGTAATATTAGTAAAAGAGATGAAGTTGCTATTCTAATTGACTCATTAGGCAATATGGCATCTAAGAAAGAATTAGAAGATGCACTAAAAGAAAATAGTGCCATGGATATGACTAGAGCTAAGGCACTAAAATCAGTGTTCCGAATGATTACTCCTTATCTTCATATGCGAGATATTCCACTAATTGGTATCAATCATACTTACCAGACACAGGAAACATATAGTAAAGCAGTCGTTTCCGGCGGCTGTGTTGGAAAAGGAACACTAATACAAACATCTACTGGTAATAAACCAATTGAAGAATTAGAAGTTGGCGAATTAGTAAACACATTAAATGGATATAAAGAAATTTATCATACTTGGACCCCCGAAACTTTATTGGAAGGAAATCCAGAATGTTATGAAATAGAATTTGAAGATGGCATAAAAATAATTTGTTCCGATACACATAAATTTCTAATAAATGATGAGTGGATCGAAGCAAAATATTTAAATATAGATCAAGAAGTAAAAACAGTATAATATAGTTTAAGCTCCTATATAATATAAAATAGGAGTTTAAATGAATTATCTTAAAATATACGACAGTCTTATTACAAAGGCTAAGAATAGAAATATAATTTTAGGTGAATATATGGAAAATCATCATATTATACCAAAATGTATGGGAGGGAATAACACTAAAGAAAATTTAGTGAAACTTACATCAAGAGAACATTTTATAGCTCACGCATTATTATATTATCATTATAAAACTACAAAATTAATATATGCATGGAGATGTATGTTTAGAAAAGGGGATAATCAGGAACGAAAATTTACTTCTAAACAATATTCAATAGTAAAGAACATTTTAGTTGAAAAATTAAAAATAGAAATGAAAGGGCCTGGAAATAATTTTTATGGTAAAAGACATACTGAAGAAACTAAACTTATTTTAAGTAAAATAATGAAAACTAAAAATATAAAAATATCACCAGAAACTATGGTAAAAATAATTGAAAAAGCTAAAAGACCAAAATCTATAGAACATAGAAAGAAAATAGGAAGAAAAGGTTTTATTATGTTAAAAAATATAGAAACGGGTAAAACTATAAGAATATTAAGAGAAGATAAATTAAAATATGATGAAACTATTTGGATGAACCCATATAAAATATTAAGAATGAAATTAAAGGAAAAATTATGAAAATTAAGAATATCAGAAAAATTGGAAAAACCGAAGTATATGACATTTCAGTAAGAGATGTCGAACACTATGTTTTAGAAAATGGTGTTGTCACGCATAATACTGGTTCATATTACAGCGCGGATAATATTTGGATTATTGGTAGACGACAAACCAAAGAAGGTGATGATGTAATTGGTTATGAATTCATTATCAATATTGAAAAGTCTAGATTCGTTAAGGAAAAATCACATTTTCCATTAACTGTTACCTTTGACGGTGGCATTGATAAATGGTCTGGAATGCTTGACATTGCCCTGGAACTAGGATACATTGCAAAGCCCTCTAATGGCTGGTATCAGGTTGTTGACCAGGAAACAGGTGAACTTCTTGAACCTAAACGTAGAGCAAAAGATTTCGTAAATAATGATGAAATCTGGAAATCTGTAATGACAGATAAATTCAAAAAATCCCTATCGGAAAAATATAAACTATAATAGTATAGGAAAATAGATGAAAGAATCTTTAATTATTGACTATCTTATTGGTAGTCAAGATTATTCTCGACAAGTATTACCCTTTCTAAAAGAAGAATATTTCGTATCTATTGCAGGAAAAACGTATTTTAATATTATTAATGATCATTATCTCAAATATAAGACATTAGCTAATAGTAAAATACTAGAAATAGAATTAGATAATCTTACTACATTAAATGAAAATCAATATAAAGAATGTGAATCATTTCTTCAAGAATTAAATAATAATGATACTGAATTTAATGTTCCCTGGGCTATAGATAATACGGAAAAATACTGTCAGGATAGGGCCGTTTATCTGGCCATTATGGATTCTATCAAAATTATTAATAATGAGAATAAAGATTTTGATAAGAATGCAATTCCGAAGATATTAGAAGATGCATTAGCTATTAAATTCTCCAATAATATTGGACATAATTTTCTTGAAGATTCAGAGGATAGATTTAATTCATATTTAACCTGTGAGGAAAAAGTTGAATTTGATCTAGAAATGTTGAACCTAATTACAGAAGGTGGATTTGAGAGAAAATCTATTAATGTATTCATGGGTTCAACTGGCACAGGTAAGACATTATTAATGTGTCATATGGCCGCTGCTGCATTTCTAAGAGGATATAATGTTCTCTATATTACAATGGAAATGGCCGAAGTAAAAATTGCCAAACGAATAGAGTCAAATCTTCTTAATATTCCATTATCCGATCTATCAAATACGACTAGAAAAACATATTCAGATAAAATGGATAAATTGAAGAGTAAAAGTGTTGGTAAATTAATTATTAAGGAGTATCCAACCACTGGTGCCAATGCTTTACACTTCAAACATCTTCTAGAAGATTTAAAAATTAAGAAAGGGTTTACCCCTGATATCATTTTCATTGATTATATCAATATTTGTTCAAGTTCCCGGTTAAAACCACACCATTCATCAAATCCATATATTTACATTAAATCTATTGCCGAGGAACTACGTGGACTTGCAGTAGAGACGAATACATGCATCATTAGCGCCACACAGACTAACCGTGCAGGCTCCCGGAACAGTGATGTGGAGATGGATAACACTTCAGACTCATGGGGCCTACCACAGACTGTAGACTTCATGGCAGCACTAATAACAAATGATGATCTTGCATCATTACAACAAATGTTAGTTAAACAATTGAAAAATCGTTATGCTGATAATGATAAGAATAAGAGATTTGTATTAGGTATTGATAAGGCATATATGAGATTATATGATTGTGATCAATCCGCACAGGAAAATGTTATGGAAAATGATACTCCGGTAATGGATAATACAAGTTTTGCCATGGATGATACTAAAGATAAATTTAGTAAAAAGAAGACTGGCAGTAGAAAGAAATTTAATAATGGAAAATCATTGGAGGAATTTGTAAATGACGTATGAGATTGTTGATGAGTATAAAATTTATGAAAATACTACAAAACAAATTATTCATTTTGACACAAATAAAAAGAACGCTAAAAAATTAGTAAACCAACTAAAAAGAGGGAGTGGCTTTAGTGGCAACACTCCCTCATTCTTTTCTAATAATTATTTAGAATCTAAAAGTAATATTACCTAAATATAAGGTAATATTTTAATTGGATTGTTAATATGAGATTTAAACATTTTCTAGCTTTAAAAGAAGAATTAAATGCCACTCAAAAAGCTATTGTTTCTAAATGGCCTAGAGATCAGAAAGCAATATCTGCAACTGATCACTACTTCGGTAAAGATAATGATGACATCATCACACCATTAGAGGGAACACAAAATAAATCTGAAATCCATAAGAAAGTAGAAGCACATCTTGGTAAACAAATATCAATTGATGAGTATAAAAAGAATACAACAACAGATAAACATAATAGAACAACCGGCGTCAGTAAATTAATTAAAGACCCGAAGTTACTACAAGATTTCAACAATGATAATACCAGACAAGGAAATAAATATACTGGATTATCTATTCATACAACTAGAAGCGCACATGGAGTAGCAGGCCAAACTTCAAGTGGACAATCATGGGAAGATGAATCATGTAAGAATTTTAAAACTGGTAGTAATAAAAAATATTTAGAACCGGAAGTTAAACATGGAACTGTTGTTACATATCTTAAAGATCATACTGGAAAAGAAATAGCTAGAGCAACATTACATCCCCATCATAATGATGAGGGCCATGTAGCATATGCCTTAAATAGTTATTATGGTATTGATCACGCCGATTTTAAAGATCATATTGATAAATTGTCCCAGGACTTATCTGGTCCACATAAGGGAGGAAGAATAGCATATAAAATTCATCCTGATGTATATAATGATATACGACATGAAACAATATTACATCCAGGAATCTCGGAAACTGGATTAAAAACTCTTCAAAGTAAAAATCCTGGTAGTTTATCAATACATCGTGCAATTTTTAATCACCCAAATGCTACTGATACAATGCTACATGATGGAATTAAATCTGATAATGAAGATATGGCATCTATTGCTCTTGGTAGTAGTAGATTAAAGCGAGAACATATTGATACTGCATTAGCCCATAGTTCACCATTAGTGCGAGAATTAGCGATGAATAGTGAAAAAGTAACAAAGATTCAATTACATACTGCATTAAAAGATTCCAATCACGCAGTCCGCGCCGCAGCAATATCGCATCCAAAAATTGACAAAACACATATTGATGCGGCTTTATCGGATAAAACTAATACCTCTGATGTAAAAGAAACAGCCGTGCGACACAAATACGCCACGGAAAATCATATTAATCAGGGATTATCCGATCCTGATGATTGGGTTAAATTAGCCGCAATACGAAATATAAATGTAACTCCCGATAATATTACTAATGCATTGAAAATACCACGATACACAAGTGATACAAGTGATACAAGTGATATTGACCCAATCCGTAATCTCTATATGGAGGCGATAATTCATCCAAAGGCAAATGAAACTCATTTTAAAATGGGACTAAATCACAATGATGCATATGTTAGAGATATATCTAAAAGAAGATTGGAAAAATTATCTAATAAAAGTTAGATAAATAATATGACTAAATTCATATATGTTATTTCTAGTGCTAAATCTAATAATCCACCTTGTAAAATAGGTATAAGTGATAATCCAGAAAAACGAGTTAAACAACTCCAAACTGGTCATCCAGAAAAACTAGAAATTAAATATATGAAGAAATTAAATAATGCCAGACTTTATGAAAAATTACTTCATAAAGATATGAGTTATATTCGCTCACATGGAGAATGGTTTGATCTATCAGTTCAAGAAGCAATAGATCAAATCAATTTCACTCTCATACATTATGAAGAATCAGATTTAATATATTAATCTACAATATGTGGAATATAATTTGGTGACATATTTTCTATCATTTCATCTAAATTATAATATCTAGAAGCGATAAATTTAATAGATGAAATTAAATCATAGGGATTACGAAAATTACGATGATCCCATTTTTGTATTGGTGTATAAGTATCCCCATGAGTAATAAAAAAATCATTCCTCATTCCCATAATATACCGATCTTTACCACTTACTTCCAAATACATCATATATTTTTTATTTACATATTTCATGTGTGACAAAAAATTTAAGACTTCTTTAAATTGTTTCTTAGTCATCATTACAGTCGAATTCCTGTAAAATTTTAGCATTATCCTGATATTCTTCCACACTCATAGATTTATTACATACAAGACAATATAAAGTATGAATATATCTATTGTTATCTGATACCATCATTTCCCCATCTTTATTAAAATATGGCATAATAGTTAAAAGTGTAGAACTTGTATTTATCTGGATTCTACAATTTTTAGTATTACATTTATCACTCATTAATTTGGAAATATAAGATTGGCGTAACATTAGCGATAATACCTATTATAACGATGATTATTATGATAACGATGATTATACCTATATGGAACATAGGGCCTTGCATATACAGGCGGGATGTAACGTGGTTGATAAATTACACCTGGACTAGAAATAAAAGGACTACCCACCACATAGGGACTAGGTTGAACATATCCAACACATCCCGATAATACAAATAAACTTCCAAACACTAACATTTTAATCATTATATAAATCCTTTACCTATTATTTCACTTAATATACATGATCTATATCAGGTTAGAAACCTAGTGTCAAGATAAAACTGCTAGAGATACTCCTAATCCTCTTACACCACCCCAAATTAATTCTCCCCATTCAGGTGAACCATTAAATCCATTTGGCCATCCTGGTCTATTAAATGGTTCTGGTCTAGGATTAATACCAACAATTCTATATCCAAGTTCATAACAAAATCCAATTAATAAACCTGATAATACAATTGGGAATACATTATAACCAAAATACCATGCCCATATAGAAGGTAATATAATTGATAATGTTCCATGTAAGGTCATGGCACCAAAATCTCTCAGATATACCTTACCAAAATAATTGGGTAATTCATCTCTACCTTCACGACCCATACCAAGCCCACCAAATAGGCCCAGAGTGGTTCCTACCCAGACTAGGGGGATGAGTATAGCAGATACCCATAAAGGCGCTCCTGAGATAAATGCGGCCAATGCTAGGGTTAATCCGAAGAAGAGTCTAGTAGGTTGTCCCCATTTTACATTTACCCAAGTTTCAAATAAACCACCACAAATTCTTCTACCAAATGCACCTAATAAAAATGATACAATTGCACTAAATGTAATATACATTATTTTTTTGCTTTATCAGTTTCAGCATCTAAATCCAGATGTCTAACAGTAACTTCTTTTTCTCCACGAAATTTAGCTGCCATGACAGTATGATGACCATCCATAACATAGTGTTTACCATTATGTTTAATTACCATTATATCACTAGATGTCTTTTTATTTATTTTATTTTTCAATTGTTCTCTGTCACTTGTGCGTATGAATGGCTGAGTCGCATGAAGATCAGTAATTTTCATTGTTTTATCTGAGAATTTACTTTCATAGTTTTTATTGGCTTCAACCCTATCTGATGTATTATCAGAAAACATTCCTAATTTTTCATGATACTTATATAATTTATTTTCTGCCTTAGTTACTTCACCTTTATTATAATTAGATAATGGAATATTTTCCTGTTTATCGGCTTTTAACCATTTACCATAATTAGTTTTTTTACCATATATCTTGGCAGTTTTTACAGCTAATTGCTCTGGATCAACATTTCTTTCTATTAAAAAATTTCTAAAACTAATCATGTTTTTCTACCTTCATCTTTTCTGGTTCAAATATAATATAACTTTTGGGAGAGCCCACACCCTCAATTTCTCTTGAATTAGTATTTCTGTAGACTAAACCTTTTTTGCCTTTAGATTTCATATGATCCATAAATTTATTTACTATTTCGTGGTGAATATCTTTGCTAGATGAATACGCCCCATGATGATCTACATAC